CGCAGGATAACTTCCCTTACCATCCGCACCTTTGTCAGCAAGGATGGCATCCATATTTTTGGTAATATATTGCCAAGCCTTATTCTGCAGTGACAACCGCTGTGTTGGGTTTTTAATTTTTTGATCTTGATCCATCCAAGCATTTAACTGATTACGAACAGGATTGTTGGTATCATCGGCTTCATTTGTTTTATACTTTGGTAAACCACGTAAATCTAATGGCACACCATGACTGCTACCATAATAGGTATCATCTACATTTGGTTTATATGGTTCACGACCAACCTTTACAAGTTTTGGTAAATCATCCCAATCACCACCAATGCCAGGTGCTTCACCAATTGGATTTGCATAAGTTTGTGCAAATATATCTTTCTTAACTACACCATAATCATTTGGACCGTGCTTAACAATATAATCTTGTCCAGCAGTATAGTTAAGTGGCTCGCCCCAACTTGTATTCACTACGCCATCATGGTCTGCAAGTTTAGCAACCTTCATAATCTTCTTTGGTGTAGCAACACCATTGCCGCTGTCATCATATAGCGATGCAAACTTTTCTGGCGGCATAGGATACTTTTCACCTTTTGGTCCTGTTACGATTTTGTAACCAGCCTTATATTGCACTGGACCTTCAAGAGTTTGTAGCGTTCCATCACTGCTTGCAGTTTCATACTTGATTGCTACTGGTTTCTTATATGTTTGGAATCCATCGCTAAACCAACCATCATTGATTGCGGCTTCTGTAATGCTTTCTTCAACACTTTCACCAAGTCCCATGCCAATACGCACTGCTTGCATAAGTGTCTTGCCATCTACTCTTACATTTTGTGGAACACGTGTAGCACGTTCAAATGCTTCTGGATCGCCGCTCTTGGCTGCTTCACGTGCATTTGTTGCACTGGTTAGTCGTGGACTTTCCATAAATGTAAGTGGTTCAAACTGATAGAAACCATGTGCTACTTGCTTGCCGTTGTATTGTTCAAGCACTGGACGCATCTGCGCCATGTCGTCTTCGCCAGCCACAAAAGTGGCACTGCGGAAGCCTTTGTTATAAAGATATGCGGCTGCTTGTAGGAATGTCTTAATATTTGGGTCTTCAACTATATGTCCTTGAGTTTGTGGATAAAGTGTCTTAACCCACTTTAATTTTTGTTCATATGTAAGTGGATTCTTTTTTGCATCATGACTTTTACTTAAAAACAACGCCCATGCGCCGTTTTTTGCTACACTTACAAGAGTGTTGATAAGTCCTTCATGACCATAATGTGGAGGATTCATACGACCAAATGAAAAACTTACATGTGGTCCAACGGCTTCATTAAAATTAGTGCGAGTGGTTAAGGTCATAATATAATCCAGATAAAATATTTATCTGGATTTAATTTAACGCTATTACTTCTTTACTGCCAAGAATTTGTGCAGTGTATTTGCAAGCACGTGGATTGATGATATTCACTTCTTTTTCTTCTGGATTACCACGAACATCTACACTTAAATTATCAATATTGTTTGGTGGTGTTGTAGCAGTAAGTAAAACATAAACTTCTTTGCCTTCGCTATGTGTTCGCCCTTCAACGCCTTCAATATAATCATCTATAACATCACGATCAACAGTCCAGTGTGAACCCAAATCTGTGCGATTTAAATCTTCAAATTTTTGTAAAAATACAATACGATATAGCACACCACCTTGTTGTATTATAGCATCAACTTCATTGCTATAATCATAAATTTCAACTGCACCACGACGACTATCGCCATAATAATCTGTCCAAAATTTTAATGCATCAGCAAAATATTTTGGATCAATCAGCCTATTGTTTTTTTCTTTTGCGGGCGATGGCAGCGTATTAAAATATTCCCACGTATTAGAATCACGAACAACGGCAAACTCTTTTGGTTTAGCACCACTATTTTTTATGGCATAATCAATGCGATATTTTGTATACCAATCCACTGCTTCATCATATGAATTAAAAAACTTTGCATTATCGTGCATATCGTTTGGTTTACCATTACGAAACAATTCATAATAGCCTGGTCCAGTTTTTTGTGGGTTGGTTTCTATTTCACTTATACGCATTAGGTTGGTGTCCAACGATGTCTTGGAACCAACTTAACATTAGGTTCACCTGCTTTACCATAAGCAACATAACCTTCACCACCACGTTGTCCTTTGGTAGTTTGTTGTATATCACCTGGTTCTTGGTCAAGTTGATCAATGATATTATTTTTAACAGCACGTAAATTTTCCAATACAGCAAATGTAGCAACAAAACCAGCTTGATTCTTGTTTATCCAATCACTAATTTTCTGTTGCATTGGCGCACTTTGTTTACTGCTTGGTAACCATTTTAAGAAACCATCTGCCAGATTCGTAGTAGTTCCAACTCTTGCCATTTGGTTATTATAATTGTAAAGTATATTCTTAAAGCTGCTCATTTTCATAGCAGCAAGATTTTGGTCATTTAAAAAGTTATCAATTGCATTTTTGTTTGTTGCAACATATTTTTGTAGGTCAACTATCTGTTTGTTGTTTACTTTTGGTTGTGATGCCGCATAACGTGGTCCAAGCACAATAAGCGGCGCAGTCTTGTTAAACTGGGTAAAATCACTTATAGGTTGTTGTTCTTCATCGCCCATACCAAACTGTGGAAAATATGCATGTCCAACTACTGCGGCAGTTGCTTTGGATATTCTCTGTCCAAGTTCACTGTCTTTGTTTACACTATATGTAACATTGTTTGGTGTAAATGTATATGTACCATTTTGTAGTGGTGGACGGTCCATAAACAACAAATCACCATAAACATAACCACGGAACTCTTTTGGTGTTGCTGCTTCAAATAGCGGCCAAAGGCTTGCATACTGTGTAGCAAATAGTTGGCGTTGTTTAATTTCTTCTGGTGTTGATGCCTTACCAGTTTGCATAATGAAACGTGCAAGTTCACCTGCACTTTGTGATTTACCATCAATAGTTTTCTTTAACCAACCATTGTGACCAACCATGATAAACTTACCATCAGGTTCACGTCCCCAATATACTTGTGGCTTGCCATCCCATTTCCAACGTATTTGTTGTGGATTTTGTATAAGGTCAGCAAGTTTACTTAAAGCAGCCTGTGCACCAGCACTGCCATTGACTAATACAAGGTCTTCAATATGCTGAAAAGCACGACCAACTTTTGGTGCTTCGGTAAGGATTTGGTTTATAAACATTATAAAATATTTATTGAATTACAAATTTTCTAAAAACCACATATAGGTAGGAACAGTGAAGTGTAAACGCCATTCACCGTTCCATCCTAAATTTTTATAACTGTCTGGAAGTGGTTCTGCTTCATACTCTGCTGAACCATTGATTTGTTTATGATATTTTCCAAGACTATAAAACAAATAATCTAATTCAATTTCATCAATTTCTATTTGCTTGATGTTAAGCAATTGGTCTGCGAGAATGTTACCGCTTTCATCAACGGGTGTATGATGGTTTTGTTTATCAACAAGTCTTATTTGTAAAACATGGTCGCCTTCAACCAATTCTTTGCTGAAAGTGATGATCTTTTCATCACCACTTTCTGCTTTTTCTACAACTTCGCCGCTTTCAACGAGTTCACCATCAAGTAACACTTGGTATTTTGGCGGTTCATTGTGCCAAACACTATCTAAAATAACTTTAAATTCTACAAGTTCACTATCAAGTTCTTCGTTCATTGTTAGCCTTTTTTAATGGCAGACTTATTGATGTTTTTATTTAACTTTAACTTGATTGGCTGTGGTGTGGCACCTGGTGGTTGTGGAGCCTGTCCACCTTGTGGTTGTTCAAGTGGATATTTTGCATCTGGATTAAGATGATGTGCACCGCCATTTGAAACTTGGTTTGTTAACACCTTCTTAAGTTCTTCGACGTTACCTTCATACTTGTGATAACCAGTATGGTCAAGTTTAATGCCTGTATCAGCAAAAATCTTACCACCTGCCATACGCCACAAATAACAGAATGTCCAATCTTCGGAAAGATAATTGTCATCCTTGTCAATCATAGTATCAAACAAACCATACATAAGTGGTTCATACTGCGCACCAATACCGATATTATCACGATACTTGAGTTCTGGATGTAGGTTGATAAGCTGTTCAATAACACCACGCTTTACCATCATAAAACCTGTGCCAAGTGTGCTAACTTCAACAAGGTCACCCATAGTAACTGGATTTGGAACCGTGTTAATAACATAACGAATTGGAATACGCTTCATTGGATAAACACCACCAACAACATCTTGGTTGGCAAGTAGTAGACGAATGATTGCTTCTGGATCAAATCCAAGGTCAACGTCAATAAACATTAAGTGTGTTGCGGCTTGGTTAAACAAGAACTTTGCAACAAGGTTATTACGACCACGAGTAATAAGTGATTCATTAACCATTGTATCAATACTATAGTTGAGTCCCATTTTACCAGCAATGATACCAAACTTAATCATTGCGATAAAGGTTGCTTCATTACATAGTCCACCATACATTGGTAGACAAAAATGAATATGTTGTTTTCTTAAAAAATCTAATGCATCTTGGGGTAAACCAAAAGTATTATCTTGTTGTGGTTGATTTAATTGTTCTGTCATTGATTCTTCCATAAAGTGTAGATATAATTAGTTATCTACTGAAAACAGTATGACAGAATTTTTATGTATTGTAAAGAACTTGATCAATATTACCACTGGTAAAGTTTGTAATATGCGCACGGCACCATACAAAATTACCTGTGTAATTAAAGAAATATGAACCAGTGATTGCTGTGGTTCCGTTACCAATGATAGTTGATGTAATATCGAACCAATCGCTATCAGTTGGGTTCTGTAATAGGCTTGCTTGGAAATCAATAATTCCAACAAAGTTAGATAGTTTGTAACTTACAGTATGCAAGCCATCTGTATAACCATAGTATCCGTTGCCTTTAACTTTGTCACTGCTCCAAGTTGTGCTTGTGCCATTATATGGTCCATTTGCTTGACCATATGCGATAGAGTTTAACACTACTTGTGGGATACTACTCATTATTATTTCGCTTTTTCAACTTCAACAATTATATTATTGCCAACTAATTCCTGAATAACAGTTTCAATACTTTCAACAATATCATCACGTAGGATGTCTTGATTGTTTGAACTTTTATCAGCAACAAGTTTGCTTACTTTGATAACCAATACCTCTTCGTAGATTTTTGCCATCTTATGACTCCATAGTATTTATTCGTGGTTTGCGTCCACGCTTTTTACCACCGCCACGTGCAGCACCATTTGGTTTAATATCATATGCAAGACCAAGACGAACTGGTTCCATGCCGTCAATTTCCATAATTTTATCCGTAGGAACACTGAACTTGCGACCACTTCTGTGACTTGCAATAAACTTAAAACTATCATCTTCCCAAATTACATTATCTACATTCAAGAATAATTCTTTTTCACTTGGCATACCACCAAACACGGTAACAGGACATTTGGCAAGAATACGTGTTTTTCTGTTTATAACTTTCTTTTCAATCAATGCACGTGTTAAATCGGTATTCATTATGCTTTACTCTCTTTCTTTACTAATTTGTATACTTTCTTGATTCCATCTTGGAACAGCATATACAGCAGTGGAATATTATCGCCGCTTCTGCAAAATACACGGACTGAACCATAGTAATAACCTGTTTCGAAACCTGCAGCAACACGAACACACCAACGGTCTAATTCGTATGACATGAATAAATCATTGTTGTTGTTCTTGACAAACTCATACAATGCAACCAGATTTTCTCGTTGTGATTTTCTGTTACTAACCCCTACTGTCTGCCAACCCCAATAAGTTTCAAAATCAATTTGGTAAGGAACATCAGGATTATATTTTGTTGGACTTACAAGTTTAACGTCAACTGCAATGCCATCAAGATTTTTAATTTCAGTAATATACTGATCATTACTTGTAGTAAATCCCTTGACTCGTGTAATCAATTCTGGGTCAGTAAGAATTGCATCAAGTGCAGTTATGCTATTGGTAAAAAAACGCAAATATGTTTCTTGACGAAGACGGCAGTCTGGATCAAGATGCTTCAACGCATTACGCATTTTATTGCGACTATCCCAATCTCGCACAAACTCTATTTCCACACGAAAGTGATACTTTTTATACCAAGTTTTATTCTCGGTATACACACGCCACTTTGGAATTACACTGCTAAATTGTTTACGGTATTCATTCAGCGTTTGTTCTGCTATTGTCATTTTCTGCCACCAATTCTAACTTGTCACCAAGTAATTCTACTTTAATTGTAACACTGTTCTGTGATTTGTCAAACAGTATTTTCTTTGCAAGTGGAACTTTAATGTGTTCATGAATTGTGCGACTCATTGGTCTTGCGCCAAGAAGCGGACTATAACCCTTTTTGACAAGCCAATCATATGCAGCGTCAGTAACATCAAGTGTGATGTTTTTACCTGACATTTGTGCTTGTAGTTCAGCAATGAACTTTTCAGCAATTTTACGGATAGTTTTGCTATCCAGTTTATTGAATGTAACAATCGCATCTACACGATTGCGGAACTCTGGACGGAAATGCTCTTTAACAGCAGCATCAACCGCATCACTGCGATCTTGATTACCAAAGCCAATAACAAGACGTTCACTGTCAGCAGCACCAAGGTTACTGGTCATAATCAGCAGTGATTGGCGACAGTCAGCACGTTTTCCATTTGTGCCAGTGATGAAACCTTCATCCATAACTTGCAACAACACTTGTGCAACATCAGGATGTGCTTTTTCAATTTCATCAAATAATATAATACAATGTGGGTTCTTGGCAACTTCACTGATAAGCAATCCACCAGCAAGGTTAGCATCATCATAACCAACATAACCAGGCGGTGAACCAATCAATCGTGAAATGCTGTGCTTTTCTTGATATTCACTCATATCAAAGCGTAGCAGTTTCATGTTAAGTTTTTCACCTAACTGTTTAGCAAGTTCTGTTTTACCTGTGCCAGTTGGACCAATGAACAGGAATGAACCAACAGGCTTATTATCGGCTTTCAAGCCAGCCTGTGAGACCCATACACGGTCAAGAACAGCATCAACAGCCGCATCTTGATTATATACTTTACGCTTGATTTCTTTATCAAGAGTTGGCAGTAATTTCTGTGTATTCTCTGCGCCAAGTTGTGACTCTGGAATACCAGTTATACGGCTCAATTCACGACGAATCTGCGCAACATCAATAGTGCGTGACCCACGTGATTGTGTGCGGCGTAATGCGGCGGCACTATCAATTAGATCAATAGCCTTATCTGGTAATCGCTTGTCTGCTTGGAAACGATGACTCAACATAACTGCTTCTGTAACAGCAGCATCTGTAATCTTAACATTATGAAATGTTTCATAATTAGATTTAATACCAAGCATAATTGTCTTACAATCTTCAATGCTTGGTTCACCAACGCTTACACGATTAAACCTACGCATAAGCGCACGGTCTTTTTCAAAGTGCTTGGTATATTCTTCCCATGTAGTAGAAGCAATAACCTTGAAGTCACCACGAGCAAGTGCAGGCTTAATCATGTTGCTTAAGTCAACACTGCTTTGGCTACCTGCGCCAGCACCATTCATTTGGTGTGCCTCATCAATGAACAGAATAATATTACCCTGTTCAGTTGCGGCGTTCATGATTTCTTGTAGTCGTTCTTCAAAGTCACCACGATATTTGGTGCCAGCAAGTAGGCTACCAATGTTTAAACTATAAACTTCATGACCACGTAGGAACTTTGGAACATCATCATGCACGATGTTATAAGCAATACCTTCGGCAATGGCAGTCTTACCAACGCCAGGATCGCCAATCAACATAACATTGCACTTGTTCTTACGTGCAAGGATTTGTGTCATGTCAGCAATTTCATTTGTGCGACCGATAACAGGATCAATCTTGCCATCACGCACAAGTTCATTCAAGTTAGTGCAATATTCATCAAGTGCATTACCGCCAGCACTGATTTGTTTCTTATTGCTTTTCTTATATAATTCTATAACTTTTTCTGGCTCTACACCATACTTGTTAAGATAGTAAGCAGCATGGCTTTGGCTTTCTTTACTGATACTCAAATATAAATCAGTGATATGAATAGTTTGGCGTCCAAGTAGTATGACTTGAGTAAACGCACGGTTGAACACACGTTCAAGACTTTGTGTTTTCTTTGGTTCTGCAGTATCTGCATCTTTTACTACTGGAATATTTTCAAAAATATAATGTTCCAGTTCCAATACGAGATTATCGACATCTACACCGATTTCTCGTAGCGTTTTACTAAATCCACGTTCGTGAAGCATACTAACCAGTAGATGCTCTACGGTGTAATATTGATGGTTATTGTCAATAGCAAATTGCTTTGCTATCTTCACTACTTTTTCAAGGTCGCCGTTGCTGCTAAATTGTGTCATAATCCTAATATAACATACATTCAGTGGTTGTCAAGTATTTATTGGCTTTATTTTCTGTATTTCTTTAACTAAATTAAGCTGTTCATTGGTCAAAATTGTGGGTATTTTGATGTTTATTCTTGCAATATACTTGCCACGGGTGTTATTTTGCCTTGGGAAACCTTCGTCCGTTATACCGAACTGGCTTCCATATTGGGTGCCACGAGGAATATGTAATTCTATAATTTTTCCACTTGGTAAAGTAATAGGTAAATTACAACCTAACATGGCTTGAAAGGCATCAATTGTAATATCTTCCATAATATTTTCAGCATTTCTTGTAAAACGCTCGTGCCGTTGAACACGGATTTGTACATCTAAATTACCACGTGGAACGCCTGGATTGGCATCATCTCCACGTCCTATGACCTGAAATACATAGCCATCTTCGACACCTGATGGTATTTCAATTTGTATTTTATCTTTATTATTTGTTGTTTTAAATTCTAAAATTTTAACTTGTGGAGTTAGCGTATCTAAAAAGTTAAGATCAAGCACTATACGTAAATTACGGTTTCTTGGCTGTTGGCGAGTTTGGAAACCAAACTGATTAAAGAATTGGTCATGAAACGCAGACATTGGATCAGGTCCACCGCCAAAGTTAAAATGAAACTCAAACGGATTACCAGCCTGACGATGCTGATGATGAAACTGTGGCTGTGGATTACGCAACGTATGATCATAATGCGCACGACTGTTTGCATCACTTAACGTATTATATGCTTCATTGATAGCTTGAAACTTACTTACATCGCCACCAACATCTGGATGATGCTGTTTTGCAAGTTTTCTAAACGCACTTTTAAGTTCTTCTGGTGTGGCACTTTGTGATACACCTAACGTTTCATAATGACTCATACTAATAATTTAGCATACAATCAGTTGCTTGTCAAGGTGCTTTTTGCTGTAGGGGTGGTATCTTTCTTTTCTTGGGTTCTGCCCCAAGCACTGATACCTAAAATTGCACCAAATGCAAGGTGAATAAGACCACCGTTAGATAGTGTTAGACTTGTCCACTGTGTATAAGCAATAGTAGTTGCACCAAGTGACTTTAAAAATACTGGCATTGCCATTGTTAAAAATGGTGCAACAATAAAATCAAAAGCGCAGATAAGCATATAAAGAACTGCCATCATTGGACGCCAGAACTTTTGCATCCAGTGTTCTTCTTTTTTCTCTAATAGTCGGCGTTCTTCACGCATCTGGCGTTGACGCTCATACTCTATTTCATCTTCTTTTTGTTGCTCACGACGATCTTCAACCATCATCTTGTGAAGTTCACGACGTTCTTCAAGATGAAATTTCATTTCTTCAAGTGCAATTTTACGTAATTCAATATTATTTTGGTCTGCTTCGCTTAATTTTGTTTGAGCAGTAGGTTCATATGAAGTGCTTGCAGCAACAGTTTTTAATTGAGCGTCTTCTGGACGTTCATCATCTGCCATACGGCGTGGACCAACTGGCTCATCATCATCTTCAATTGGTGCTGCCACTGGTGCTTCCTGATTTGGTTGTGCCTTTAGTGGTAGCTTGGCTATCGTAATATTGTTTATATGCGTTAAGTTGTGCTTGATATTGTCTAATGACTTTAACAAGGTTGGCTTGGTTGATTGCCATGTCTTCGTAATCTCTTGGACTAATGGCGAAAAGGCTTTCGCTATGTGCTTTTCCAAATGCCGTGTCAATGTGATCTTCACTTCCTGGTTTTGCTGCTTTATTTACCACATGCCATTCAACATCATTTAACTTAACTTGGTCTACGCTTGGTAGAACGAGAGTTGGACGTTCAACAGTAACAACTGCTGTGGTAGGCTGCATTGTCTGACAAGCAGCGAGTAATAAACATAATGGAATTGCTTTAGCAACCTTGAGCATTGGTTAAACCTTTATTGATAGTATCTTCAATACAACGAAATGATTTTGCAGTAGCATCATTCATGCGTTTCTTAACTTCGGCTGGTTTAGCAACAGCAAATGCACCAAGATCACGATTATTCTTTGTGAACTTGTCTTGAATATCTTGCACTTCATTGCGAGCAGCCTGATAGTCATCAAATGTTTTTTGTGAAACTGCTTGCTGTTCTTTTAAATCTGCTTGTGTTTTCTCAAGCGTTGCAGTAGTAGTCTTAAGAGCAAAATCTTTGCTTGCTACTTCCTGATTCAATCTTGCTAGTTCATCTTGTGTATACTTGAAGTAACCTACTACTGCACCGATTATTAAAACCACTGCAATTATTTTATAGATTGAAAATCCAAACATTATGATAATCCACTTAACTTCTTGATTGCTTCTATATCACTATTTAACTTTTCAGTTTCACTTTTTACTTTGTTAAAACCTTTGATGCTTTCTTCATACTGTGCAGCATTTTGTGGCACAGATTTAGTAAAATTTTCTTCATTCATCGGTTGATAATCACTGCTCTTATACCAACGGAATTTCCATTCATCACGTTTTACACCTGTGAGATGATTAAGATCATCTAACATTTCATTTACATATTTGTAAACATTTGGTCTGCGTTGAACTTCAACAAATACAAGACGTTCATTATCAGCAATTTCTCCACTGCTTACATCAGCATCAAGAATGAAATCATAACCATTTTCGAGAAAACTTACTAAATCAGTCGCTGGCATTAAATCTTTTACTTTAAAACTTAATGTAACAACATCGCTTGGATCACCCATTTTACTGTTAAATTCATCAATGTGAATAGTGTTATCAACCAAATATTTTAGGTCATCTGCTTGTAGACCTTCATTTAACTGATTAGGCTTGTTCATTTTCTTCCTCCTCATTTTCAATTGGAGCTTCTTTATTCACATCTTGTTCTTTTGCGCCCTTATCACTCAAGCCTTTTTCAATGCTTGCTTGTAAATCAGCGAGATCAACTTCTTCACCTGCAATATCAACACTACCTTGTTTAATATCACTCATAAGTTTTTTTGGTAGCAACATTTCTACATACCAAATTGGAAAATCTACAAGTTTACCTTTATGACTACCTTGTCTTACATCAGCAGGACTACGAATTTCAACAGGAACTCGCACTTTTTCTTTTTTGTAAGTAATCTTTGCACCATAAGGAATTAATCGTTTAGCTGCTGCAGGGTCTGGCATACGGTCAAGTGGCCACATGAATACACACTTTACCCAATAACGACTAATAATTGGACCTTCAACTAACTCACCAACACGCCAGTTGGGAAAAGTATAGAAATCCATATTGTCTAACACACGTTCAAAGTCGCAGAGCATGCTAATTGCAGCATCACTCATATAAATCTGTTTTACGCTTTTTAAATTCTGTTTAATATCCATAGTGACACTCTTGAAGTATTTATAATAAAACTATGGGTAGATACATTACATGATAATGTCATATGTTGGTTCTTAAATACTTTTGTGCTACAACCAGCACGGGAAGAGAATATTTCATGAAGCGTAAACAGAAGCTACAACAAATGAACCCGAACTCACAAACCCAAAATAGAAATTATAACAATATAACTCAAATAGAACAGTTCTTACCACAAAAGAAAAGAACAGTTGAAATACTACCCAGAAATCTTAATCAGGAAGACTATCTTGCACTGCTCATGGACCCATCTATGAGCATTATTATTGCAAGTGGACCTGCTGGCACGGGTAAAACGCTGTTAGCAATGCAAGCAGCAATTAAATTTTTAAAAGAACGCCAAATTGACAAGATTGTTATGACAAGACCAGCAGTTGGCGTTGAAGGTGAGCGTCATGGCTTCTTACCAGGTGATTTAGTGCAAAAAATGGAACCTTGGACTAAACCATTATTTGATGTATTACATGAGTATTATACCACACGTGATACACTTTCTATGATTGAAAATGGTGTTATTGAAATTTGCCCACTTGCTTTTATGCGTGGACGCACATTTAAAAATGCGCTAATCATCGCTGATGAAATGCAAAATGCAACTCCTAATCAAATGAAAATGTTGCTTACACGTATTGGTGAAGGCAGTCGTATCGTTGTCACAGGCGATGTTCGTCAAACCGACCGAACAGAAGGTGAAAATGGATTATTAGATTTTAATAAACTAATTAATCAGTTCCGCAATAGTAATCATGTCGGCACCGTAGAATTTACAGGCAAAGATATTGAACGTCATCCAGCAGTAGAGGAGGTATTGCGTATATATGGTGATATCAAATAGTCTTACGACTTAATATCTTAAGTAAACGCCAGTTCTGGTAAGCGTCTTTTACAGATTCATTTTCATGTTGAGCATCTTTTGCCCAACTTGTTTCTTGAATCCAACCGCCGTTTTTACCTTGGCTTTTATATATTGCATAGGCTTCTGGTAGATACTGTTCATACCATGTATCTTCTCCAGCATCATTTCTGGTCATGCCAAAGAAAGCATTACCGTCCATTATAGCCATAACTTCGGCTATTGGTCGCAGTAAATCTTTTTCTTTTTGTGTAAACTTTTTCTTTTTAAGTTTTTGGTTGTATGATTTCCAAAACCATTTTAAAAAAGAATCAGGTTCACTTTGGCTCATTGTAATTCAGCTAACTCACACAATGTAGCACTTAAGTTAATTTCAGCATCAGCAACCATACTATGATTTACCAATCCATTACGAATAATAATGATTGCACGATCTTGTAATTCATCACTACTTGCAAACAAATCAAGATTATCATACATCCAACGGAACACTTCTTCCATTTCATCTGGACGAACTTGACTACAAATTAACTTACGTGCTTCACGTATTTTCTTTGCCTTAAACAATTCAACTGCTTGTAATCTATAATCACTACTGTTCTGTGAACCTTGTGAAATAGTTTGTAGAACACCGCCACTGCTTCCACTTTGCAGCGAATTAATACATTTACGCAAATCAGGATACTGTGCACTTACATAAGTGTCTAACACATCCAAGTCAAAGTTAATATTTTCTTCAACAAGAATTGTAGCGGCACGTGCAGTAAACTCTGTTTTGTCAAGTTTCTCAATATGAAATCCCTGACAACGACTATGCAACGCTGGAATAATCTTATTAGGATAGTTGCAAGTCATAATAAAACGAGCAGTGCTACTGTAAGTCTCCATCAAACCACGCAGCACTGCTTGTGCGTTAGGCGACAGATAATCTGCCTCATCCAACAGCACTACCTTAAATTCACCAAATGGCATTGTGGATACAAATCCTTCGATGCGATCACGGATAAAATCTACACCGTTATCTCTGGATGCGTTGATTTGCATAATATCATAATCTTCTACGCCAAGATTATTCATAAGAACCTTGGCAAGCGTAGTTTTACCTGTGCCTGGTCCACCACTGAATAACAGATGTGGGATATTCTTCTCGCTCACCCACTGGCGAACTTGGTGCTGTTGGGCATCATCACGCCAAACATAATCGCTTACCGTGCGAGGGCGGTATTTTTCTGTCCAAAGATAATTTGTAATCATTCTTTTATACTAACATAAGGTTAGAGTGATGTCAACTATTTTAGTAAGTTGGATTGATACCAAAAGTTAAATCTTCAGTTGGCATTTCATCACTGCTCATAAGAATATCTTTTGGATCAACAAGACGAACAGTGGTAGTTTCACCGTTTTCATCTGTCATATCCAGACCACGTGTCCAACGACCATGTGCAACAAGAATATATTCACCTGGTTTTACATCTTCTTGTAGTCTGCCAACTGCTACTACTTGTGCCCAACGTGGACGGATGCCTTGACCTTTCTTATCATCATCAAGAATTATGATACCACCAAGTGTCATACGTTCACCGAAATCCATGTCCTTGACAAGAACATTATTTTTGGTAGGTGTAATCTTACGATAGTCTTGATTATAGTGTAGAGTGCTACTGCGTGGTCCAATAGTTTTCATATTCTTCTTCTCTGGTTTCTCAAACGTTCTGCAAGTTCTTGACTACGTGCAATTGCATCATTTACGCCACCACTTGTTGGTGCTGGTGTATTTGGATCAACTGGTGTAGATTCTTGTTGCGAATCAATAATGTTTTCTAGAGGAGTTGGTGTTTCAAATATGTCAGCAACTAGTGCCGCATTTACTTCATCAACTGTGCTATAAATTGGTGTGTCTTGTAGAGGACTACCCTTTTGTGCATTATAAAAGTCTTTCATTCGCTGATCCCTTGTTTCAACAATTTCACCACCTGGTCCAATGATATCACCACGTGCATTTTGTCTGCTATTACCCACAGCAATAGTTTTTTCTTGTTGTATTTTTAAGGCATTTATATCTAAAAATCTGCCATTTGCTGTACGATGCATTATTACTCCTTTGCGTATTTAACGCATGAATTCGTTGAAGTCTAAATTTTGTTTTAGACTGTGGATACGATGAACGCCAATCAAGTATAAAACAAAACTTGCAACGCTCGAACCACGACCAACACCCCATACTACATTATTACTGCGCATGGTGTCAACAAGATATTTAAGATATTGTAACAGTGGCAATAAATTACGTTCAGCATACACTAATAGTTCTTGACCAGAACGTTGTAATTCATTTTGGTCCGCACACTGTTCCAAAACCCATTTGGCAATATCCAAGTCCTTGTATTCTTGTGGCATAAACCATTCTTGTTGGTTATTAGCATGGTAGTCATGTATGGTGCCATTTAGTGTTGCTAATTTTTGTAATGGTTTATAATCAAGATATAAACTTTTAATAGCAGAATTATACTTTTCTGGATCAATAATATCAATATCATCAACAGCAAGTTGCGGATTTACATAAAGTAGTTCCGCTAACTCGCTATCACTGACTATACTGCGACCATATTCGTCAGTTTTTATCACCTTTGATAACCTCTGGCTTCCATTTCTTAAGCGGAATAATATTACTTTCCGTTTTCTTCTTCTTGTCTATTGTAACAGGTTTTCTTTCCCATTGCAAATGTTCTGGCCATTCATTTTCATCATATACAACTTCAATATCTTTTTTCTTGACGAGTGGAATATCCCATGTAGTTGGCGTATTTCTAAACCACCACGCAGGTCGTTCCCAATTTTTAAAAGCTAAATCAGCCATAAGTTCATCGCTTGAAACAATGTCTTCATCAATGTGTATTGTAATATCATCACTTTTGTCACATGATACACCAATATGCTCAAGTGTAACACGACCTTGTGTTATGCTTAAAATCTTATACCAAGTAACTACAGCAATTACAAAATTGTTTGGGGCATAAGGCAGTGTAACAATACGAGAACTGAACTTTTTATGTAATGTAGGAAGTAGTGAATTGCCTACATAAACAAAAATTGCATCTTGATACAAGTCTTTGATTAAATTACGAATACGACCAAAACATGTATAAGGGTCTTCTTCCTCTTGAGAATGGTCATTAAAGTCTATGCTGATATTATATTTACAAGGTTCAAGAATATCTTTGTAGCAATTAATAGCGGTAAATTCTGCTTGCCAACTTACGTCACTCATCCTATGTCCAAACTATCTTTAAAAATTGGATTTTCTTTTGCGGCTTGTGCTTCTTGCTGATAACGTTTATTGATTTCTTCTTGGTAAGTATCAGCAACACTGCGCATTTGTGGAATCATGTGATTGTGACCCATGCGAGCAGCCCATGCCATTTTTTTATGCACATTGTTGATTTCCTTTAATAAGTCATCAAGATTTTTACCATTTAAATCAGGCATGAGTGGATGCATTATAGATCACCTGTTTTACGATTTTCACTATGCCAAGCATCAAATCTACCGCCTGGATAACGTGATTCTAATTTTTTTACATTTTCATTAATTACATCATTTGGATCAAGTCCAAGTGCAGTGCAAGCGTTCATCCAATACCAGATAATATCGCCAAGTTCACGCTTCATATGAAATACGTTTTCCTCATTAAGAGGCTTGCCTTGGAAAAGCATCTTCTTTATAATTTCATTAAACTCACCGCTTTCAGCACTTAAACCCATGCCAGCAGTAATCAACAATGCTGGTCGTATGTTGGTTCGATCTTCTTGGTATTCGCTTAATTCTTGAAAACGTTTTTCAAAAGCATATTCATACTTGCTTTCGGCACTAGTTACTTCTAGAACAAAATCTTGGTAAAGTTTCAAATCAGTCATTGCAATACTCCTGATATAATATAGTTAGTATTGTATCAGGAGTCAATATTAAACTTGTGTGCGGAACCACTTGCCTACGCTGTTTACAAAAGTGTAGCCAAGGTGAGTGTTTGCGGTCAATGTTGTTGTATTACCATTGATACCATTACCACCAACCAAGAAAAGATTACTTACAGTCACATTAGAACTTAAAGTTAAAAATTGTCCATCTATAGGATAACTTGGGAACGTAACCTTTACATTTGCAAGAGCGCCTGCTGCACCATTATCAAGAATCAACTTGCTGATTACATTAACATTTGTTGTGTTTGATGCACTAACGCCATTACTTACGTTTGAGTAGATATAATCTGGATTCGTGCGTGGTCGAGTTAATGGGAAAATAGTAATCGTTGCGCCAGCATCATCACTTACAAACTCATACCAATAAATGCCAGTTCCACTTTGTGTATAACCAACACTATTGTTTGTTTGATTATAATCTTGTAGATACTTTGTTCCAATGCTTACAGCACTTGGGAAAATAACACGATGGCTTGTGCTTGTAACATTTATTTTAAGACGGATACGACCAACTGTGCCTGCTGCAGGAAAGTTAGCAAATGCAAGCGTAATGGTTCCGTTTGTTTGTACTTTATGATAATGACCACGACTATGATCTAAAGTCACATTGGTAGAAATAATACCATTATCATATTCTGTTTCACGAAAATCTTGAATTTGAGCACTGCTTAAAAGTGTTCCACCCATATTATTATTCAATGTTGTTCCACTTAGCGCACTTTTTACGATTGCTTTACTTTGCAAATCATTAAGTTCACTTTGTGCATATGCAAAGTTATTCTTTATATTTGTAAAGTTATCACGAAAACCTTGGCTGTCGTTATCAACGCCAGCAACGGGATAAGCAGAATTGATATTATTAGGGTTAATGTTACTCATTTAATGTTTCCAATAACTATATTTATTTATGTAGCAGTTTGCAAGATATTTTGTAATGGGAATTTCAAGTAACTATCATTTGCAAATGGCAATTGATACTGGTCTTGATTATTAATAAATTGCGTTTTAGTTTTATCAAATGTAGTTGGTGATTTTAATTGAAGTGTTTGGAAATCACCTTTTTCATATTTTGGAACAGTTTGGCTACTAACACCAACATTTTTACTACTATATTGCCAAGTTTGAGTTGCTTTTGCTCCAAGCTGAACTAAAACAACATCATTAAGCGCAATTTGTTGAACAAATGTCAATGAAACAGTTCTGTTTGATATACTTACTTGCCAAACACCACCACGTTTGTTTACACTTGCAGTGCCATTTTGAACTTCTGCATAACCTGGTATTACTGCCCCGTTTTGGTTCCATCCATCATTGTATAATATAGGAAACTCTATCGGATTATAGTTTTGTTGTGTGCTAAACACAACTAATCTACCATCCCAATCGCCGCTTTCATCACCGTCCATGCCACCTATTGCATTAATTTGTGTTATAGTTGCAGTATCAACATGATCAAAAGGTATATCTAATGCATATGCAACTGTTGCAGTTGGAGTAATACTTAATACATAACCAGTATCAAATGTAGTATATTGTTTTGCATAAAAATATCCCGTAGCAATATCATAATTTACATCAAGATTGTTATCAAAAATATAACGGTCAGCCGTAAATGGAACTAATTTAATATCGCTTGGAACACCATGTTTTAACAAATACAGCACACGCTCTCCAGTGCCTGGTTTCAAATAAGCTAAAACTGCTGCAGTTTGGAATCCTAAAATTCTGCCATCATTCTGGATACTTGTTTCCCATTGTGGAAGCGTATTAGTATTTGTTTCACCAATACCAACGACCAAATCATTATTCATAAGTGTAAGATCATTTGGATATAATCTTCTACCATCATTAATAAGGAAACTTGGTTGTGGAACACTTGGTGTAAGATATCCATTTATATCTTTGTAAGTTTTTGTATCTTCAACTAGATCAACGTAAACTACATCATAAAGTGCATTCCCGCTTGCATCAGTAGCAGTTGCATAATGATAATCACCAAAATAGAATTTTTTATTAAAATGACGACGTTGCATAACACTTATATAATCACTTGCTTGGCTACTTGTTAAACCATAACCAACTAGTGATTTAATGTCGCTTTGAATACCCCAGTATGGATCATTTGGTCTATAGATATCTTCTAATTTAAAATAGTCAGTATTGCCTAATATTGTTGTGAGAACATTACGTTTTGCAACGCTAGGTAAACAAACTACATACAAATTATCGTAAGGTTCATATGTCACACTATTCACAGTAAGTGTGAATGTTTTTTGTCCACTTATATCTTGACTGTAGTCAGTTGCGTTTACGATGAATGTATAAATTCTATCAATTGTAGTTGGCGATGATGTAACACCATTTTCTGTATTTCTTACATCAAATGTTGTAGAACCTTTGTCTAAACTAAATTGTTGGAAACTTACACGACCACTTATACTACCATCATTTAAAAGTTTTAACCCTTGCGGTATTTTACTTCCACTTGCAAGATAATAATATAATTGTCTGCCGCTAACCGCAGTTGCATTTACAGCTAATTGACTTATATCTCCAGTATTTACAGTTCCTAAACTGCTTGGAGTATTCCACAATATTCCAAGGCTTGTGGCACCAAGAATCGTAACTGTAAAAACACGATATTCACTTACGATAGATGGGTCTATAATACTATATACTTGCACACCAAAACTATAACTTTGAGTCACATAAGATTGAGCAGGAACAAATCCCGTTAACCAACCTGTTGCTGCATCAAGTGACAAACCAGGCGGCAATGAGAAATTACTTTGGTCCCATGGGTTACTATCCCATGTTGTTCCATCAGCATCCCATCCAGTCCCAGAGGTTCCTACAACACTGTAACCAACATTGATATTATCATAATCAATGCCCTCAAATTTAAATGAAAAATAATTGCCGCTTGTAAATGTTGAGTAATCGCCCATGTTTTCTGTTAACAATAGTGGACGACGATAATTTGTAATATCACTTGTGAAACGTGTATCATCATCTGTGATAAGTGTGCTATCAGCAGTAAGTGATTCATGGTTAAAAACAATTATATTATAATTCTTGATATCAAAACTTTTTCCATCACTTACTTGAATAGTAAAATAATATGTTACTTTTCCATAGCTTGTAAAAGTTTGACCAGGTGGCAATAACAAATCTGTTTGGTCATATGGAACAGCATCCCATGGATTTGCGTCAATATCCCATCCGCTTGGTGGAACATAATTTGGAATAAGTGGACCACTTATAATACCATCGCTGCTTAAACTTGTTCCAAGGGGCAAGTTACCACTTAAAACAGAATAAGTTAATTTATCACTATTAAGATCAACTGCGCTTATTGGTATACTGATAATAACACCATCGGTAAATTCACCCAATGTGGTATAGTTACTTGTTAATAATTGTGGTGGATAATTACCAGTTACAGTAATACTAAAACTACGATCTGTGATTTTACCACTGCTGCTAAAAGCACGAATGGTAAATTCACTTGTGCGATCTTGTGTAACAGCTTCTGGAACACCGTCAATGCTGTAAGTATCTTTTGGATTACCAGTAACTTGACCACTGCTATCAATTTGCATACCAGCGGGTAATCTACCAGCAATAAGTGCATAGTTAACATCTTTACCGTCTGGTTGTCCAGTAGGGTCAACTGCTTGTAATCCAATTTCAAAGAATTGTAGCGATTGAACTTTACCAAGATTTCCCTTTGGTGTGATCCATACTGGATACCCAGTTCCATAACCTTGTGCTGGTTCCTCTGTCAAAATATCAACTTGTTGATAAAAAGTTTCACCGACTACATAGGGATAAACTGGACTACCACTGCCATCTACACTACAGAAATATGCATATGTTCCAGTTGGATAGTCTGGTGTAACACAATAACGTCCATTGTGAGTATCTAAATCACCAGTTCCAGCATATTGATAATCTTCGATAAACATTCCCATAGGATAGGTTGCTAAATCATATGCGGTAGTTGCTGCACGATAAGAACTTGGACGCAAAGCGTAGCCACTGGAAAGATTTTTTACACCACTGTTTGCGTCAAGTGGATTAACATAACCACTTGGACCATAGATTGGAAAACCATCTAAACTAAATCCAAGTATTTTGCTATGACCATCACTATGATATAAACTACCATCAAGATAGGGAATTACATTGATTTCTGGTAAACCGTGAACAGTTGAACTGTATGGACGACCACCTAAACCACTTATCCATATAGGAGCAAAACTATAATCACTATAAAAATAACGACCAGTAGTTCGTGCACGACCACCAGCTAAATCTTGTTTGTACCAGTGCTGACCTTGATCTATTTCATCAAATTTAACGCCATTTGCATAACTTTGATCAAAGTGAAAACCGCTTGGTGTTGTAAACCCGAAGGGTGGTGCAGTATCAGTACTTGGTGAGTAAATTGCCACACCGTTAAGCCAGAAACCAACAATATTTTGACCTACGGTTTGCGGATTTCCACTAACAGTTTTACCACCACGCCACACCCAACTACGGTTATAATATTCTGCAAGTGGAACTGTGTTTGCATAAATGCTACCGTAACCGTGATATGGTATACCAGTTGCTGTTAAGTTAATGGTATTTTCAAAATCGCCTGGATGAACTTCTACATTGTTTAAAAATGTCCAGTTACTGCTGACATTTATAAGACGACCAAGTTGGAGGTTGGTTGCAAAACCATTGTAATTAGGCATGTTTTAATTTTCCACAAAGATATTTATGGAATATTAAACTCTTATCCAGCGTGGACCACCAGGTAATTGTTGTGGTGTTGGACTACCATTATAAGGAGCATATTTTACATAATGCCAACTATAAGGAGTTGTAGGACTTATGCTACTAACATTACCTTGCACAGTGCTATCATTTGCTATGATACGTAAACTACTAACACTGATATTACTGCTTATAGTAATCTTTGTTCCATCAGCAATGTTTGCATTTGCTGGTAGGTATACGTTTGCAATAGCAACTGTCTGACCAAGATTATTATCAAGGATTAGTGTTGATACGTTACCGTATAGCGTAATAGTGTTGCTCGTGGTGTTTGCAAGATTTGCAAATGTATACCCATTGATTCTAATATAACCCAATATATAACTTGTGCTGCTTACACCATTTGCGGCAATATTTGCATTGGTATAGTAAGTTGGAAGATAGTTAGCAACACTTGCATTACTATATAGACCAGTGAGATATTGTGAACTTCCTACAAAGTAAGTTGCATAAACATTACTTGTTGTATTGACGTTGCCAGCATTAATATTGCCACTATATGATGGCAGATACGCAGCAGTAGAAGCATTGCTGTAAAGTCCAGTTAACAAACTGCCATTACCAATAAAGTAAGTGCCACCAACATTGCCAGTTGCTACGAGATTGCCAGCAGTAAGGTTGCCAGTATATGTTGGCAGATAACTTCCAATATAAGCACTTGCTTGTGTATTACCATACATGCCACTTAATGTGCTACCATTACCAAAGTAATAAGTGCTTGTAACATTTGCTGTTGAACTTAAGTTACCAACAGTTAAGTTGCTTGTAACTTTTGCATTGCCAGTAATCTGGAACTTTGTGCTACCATCATCTGTGCCACCAATAACCCAACGACCGCTTGTAATACGACCTGCTTCATTTGCTGCAAGAGTTCCATCAGTGTGGAATACGATTGCTTTACTAACGGATGCGGTTCCGATAGCAATATTACCATTAGCAACATATAGGTAAGCATCATTTGGATATGTGATCGTATAACTGCTATTGCTATAATTGTTTGCATTGATACCAAGATCAACATAATAAGCACTATCATTACCATTATTTGCAGTTGCAACAATGTCTGCGCTTGTACTGCTACCATTGCCAATATTTTGGATGTTGATTTGTGTATAAGTTGCACTGCTTTCAACAAATTGTGCTGTAAGATTTGTTAGTGGAACCGTACCTGCTGGTCCAACAACAAGGTCATAAGATGAAACAAGATTGTTTGCAGTTAAATTGCCAGTATAGTTTGCAAATGAACCGAATGTATTACCAGTTGTAACAATATTACCACTGCTATAAATGTTGCCAGCAATACCCATACCACCTTGAACTACAATAGCACCAGTAGCATTACTGCTTGCTTGTGTTGGATCGTTTAACCAAAGTTGTGTTCCAGAACCAATTGCCACATCGCCAGTTCCATCGGCATTTATATTGATATTTGCATTAGAACCAACAGGACTTATGATATTACTTGTTGCACTTAAAACTAGATTAGCACTAGCACGTAGCGTAAGGTTACCATTTACGTTTACATTGCTCGAAAGCACATTGCCATTATAAGTTGTTAGGTAAGCAGCAACGTTTGAGTTACCATAGCTGCTTGGTGTAATACCATTAAGACCACTTAAGTAATAACCATTACCAAGGATAAATGCACTTGTTGCGATATTACCAGTGGTCGCAACGTTACTGTTGCTATAAAGAGTTTGGATATTTGCAATACCAATGTTTACACTTATAAGATTACCGATAGTTACAACGTTTGGTAGATTGTTACCGCTAAAATTTTGTGCGTTAATTGCTGTGCCAGCAGTAGTAGCATAAATTGCACTTGTTGCTAGTGTAGCAGTACTAGCTACTCCACTTAAATTACCTATGATGGGATAAATTGTGTTAGTTACGATTTGCCCATTAAATGTAGCATTGTTAGCATACATTGTAGTGAAGTTTGTAGCATTAGCTACAATAGCCGCATTATTTGCAACAACAACATTGCCAGTGCCAGGCGCAAGAGTAAGATTAGCACCAACAGTATGTGTTTGATACACATCACTGCTATTAAGATTACCAAATATTTGGCTAAAGTTATTATTTGTTTTAATATACGCTGTTCTTAGCGGGTCGCCAGTGCCATCATTGCCAAACGCACCAACGTTAATAACCTCTTGTACCATTAAAAACTCCTGCAATATATTTAGCAGGAGTTATTTTCTTAAACACTAATACTTGTTCCGCAACCGCAACTGCTTTTTGCCATTGGATTTGTTACAACCAACTGACTGCTTACAAAATCACTCTTATAATCAATTTCACTGCCTAATAGATACATTAAACCACTGCCATCTACAACAAGTTTCTTATCTTCACCAAGATCAATCATCTCATCAATATGTGGTGTGCCGTTCTGTGCGTAAAGTTCTTCATCGGCAGGTTCCCAAAAATATTCAAAACCTGCGCATCCACCGCCTTTAAGACCAAAAACTAGATATGGTTTATCCATATCAATAAGAACACGACGAATATGAGTTCTTGCTGCTTCTGTGATAGTTACTGCTTGCATTTTATTTGAACCTATAAGTTATACGTCCACGATTTAAATCATATGGACTTACTTCTACACTTACTCGATCATCTTGTATAATTTTAATTTTATTCTTACGCATGTTGCCACTCGTATATGCTAAAATTTGATGTCCATTGATATCTACTCTAAAATTACCATTAGGTAGAACTTCAACAACTACTCCTTCTAAACTAACTAGTTCTTCTTTTGCCATAGATTACTTATATTTTACACTCATGCTGTCACCCGTATCTGGATCAAACATCGTGAACGCATCCAAATCAGTAGGTGATGCTGGCATTACTGTTCCGCTGGTTGCAGTTGTAGTATTCTTATACAAATCCTTTGTCAATTCAGCAATTTGCTCTTCGGACAGTGTTGCTACAGCACTATATCCACTCATTCTATCATCGGCGGTGGTAGTTGTATAAACTCCCCAATTGCCATAATTTCTGCCTTGTTCATATGTTTTTGGTGACCAGTATGCGCCTCTGTCTCTGTTCATATTACCAAAACTAACCTCTGTTTTAAGTTGGTCTAATTCACGGCGCAATTCTTGTAGTTCCCAAAACATTTTTTCAAGTGGACCACGTGTGTTTATTTGTTCTGCTACCTTGCTTAATACAACCGCTTGCTTTAACGCATCCTTAACAGTTGGATCATTTGATAATAAAACTTGATCTATGTCTCGCAGTAGTTCTGCTACATCAGTTTGTAAAGCCATTGTCTAGCAAATCCTTTCTACGGTAAAGCATTGTTAAACCAGGTGCATAATAAAGATTTTCAGCAATATGCCATGGGTCATTGGTTTGTAAGAAATTGTTAATACCAAAAACCATACCAATCGGTTGACCACCATTACCAAGTTGAATACCAGGTGCTGGCTGATGCGCAAATGTATAAGTGTCTTGAATTACAATATAACGGTCTACAAACTGTGCAAATTTTTGGCAAACGGTATTAACAAAGTTACCTTCTTGGAAACTGTTAATAAACATCATGTCGGTTTCTTCAATTTTTTCATCTTCCAATATCATCTTATTATGGAAAACTAATTTTATATTATAACTGTTTGCAATTTCTTGATATTCATTGATATCAATTTGATTATGGTCATAAATTACAATCGTATCTGGCTTTGCACTTAGTGCACAAAGAGTAGCCAACCCTTGACCAAATCCTACAATTGTAATATGTTTTACACGACGACACCATTCCATAAATGGTATCATCTGGCTATTTGTATTAATGTTTTCTGCGATGTTTTCATAAATGTCTTGCATATCTGTAATTATACCTTGTTATGTTGCTTTGCTAAATTTAATAGCACTTGATATTGTTCCCATGCTTCCATAACAGTAGGATTTTGTTCACGGATCAGTGCTTCATAAAATGCATTTTCTACAATATCATGTGCGGCATTTTTGGTAGTCCAGATTTCTTCACGCTCGTTATTTGGCAGAGTGTTTATACGCACACGAATCTCTTTAAAATTATCATCATAACTACCAAACGGACGACGAGTG